GTTCGGGTTTCATCAACTGGTCAGGGCACTCGCCCAAAATCTCACATTCAGGTCGCTTGCACTCAGGCTTGTCCCAGTTTTTGGAGTTCATGCACTGATAGCGGTACATCTCCGGCATGTCGCACCCGGCCAACAAAACAACCAGAATCAGCGCCCTCATCATTTGTCCTTTGCAAACATGATGCCTTGGATCACCAGCCAGATCAGCGGGGGCACCAGCAAGACAACCAAACCGACACCAATCGCAATGTTGACCATCTCGGCCATTTTCTTGGCCTTCTTGATCGCCGCATCTCTGGCTCGGCGCTGGGCTTCCCTCTGCGCCTGCTCACCCTCTTGAACCCGTTTCTGGATGTTCTCCCAGATGTCCGCATGACCCGTCTGGAAGAAGATCATCTTGAGTTGATCCTCAAACTGCTTCTGGCTCAACAACTCCATCTCGATTTGGATGGCCTGCGCCAGTGACGACCCGCCCTGCTTCTTCGCCTGTTCAAGAGCCTTCACGGTCTCTTGTTTTGCCCCAAAATATTGGCCCAACATGGGGCCAAGTGACGACACATCATTAACAGTCTTTTGCGCCTGTTTGATGACCTGCACCGTCTTTTGAACGGTGGCAAACGCCGTCATGGCGATGGTGATCGGGTCCATAGTTATGTCAAAGCGATGTATCCAAATTTGGCCATGAATGGATCACGGTTTCCGTTTCGAGCGCCGCCGCTAAAACCGTTGTTTGATTTCACCACCGGCACAACCAGAGAGTACTCATCCAGTGTCACGCAGTAATTGGACAAACTGCCAATCACTCCGCCACCATCTCGGCCGGTATTGCCTGTCTTTGTGAACGCCGACGTGCCGCCAGATGCCACGTTGTTGGTGATGGTTGGAGCAAAGATGAACCCGTGGGATGACCATTCACCTCCGGTATCATCGTTGTAGAAATACTCGACGACGGTCTTGTTGTTCCAAGAGTCACCCGGAGAAACAAAGGAAAAATTCCTTGAATCCAAAATGGCCAGACCATAGTAGAGTTGGCTGTCCATGCCAGCGTATCCGTTCTCCCACCAAACCTGAGTGGCGTATTTGACTTGAGCACGCTGATCAACAGTTAAGCCCAAAGCGTAACTAATCATATTGTCAGTCCACCTAGAAGGTTGACTGCGCCAGACAAAAACAGGGACATCAGAATACGAATAAGCAGGCGTCACATCCCCCGTTCCAAGAGCGTAAACGTTAACATCGTTTATGACTTGGTTGTTTACGATGTTGGTTACCAGAGGAAAATAGGTTGAAGATAAATTAATTGGGTACAACGTAGCCGCGCCAACCCCATATCCCTGACTGATATAGCAAGTACCCGGCATACCCGTGCTACCACCAGAGGTGGTGTGTGCCCCATACAAAAGCGCAGAGCCAGACCCGGTGCCATTACCGTCACCAACCGTTGCATACGATTGAACCCAAGTCTTGACCCCAAGGATCATTGATTGAATGCCGCTCATGTCAGGTTCCCTGTGGCAACAAAGACCGGGCTAGAACCCCCGGTAATGCACAGCAATGTGGCAACGCCATACTGTGCAAGAGTTCTGTTCCCAGTAGACGACGAGCCAGCCAAGCGGATCGTCACACCAGAGCCAGCGGTGATCGTCTGGGTTGAGGCAGAGTTGTTGTAGATGGTCACGGCATCGCCTGCGCTGAACACCGAGGCGTTACAGGTCACACCACCCGTGGTGATGGAGATGTGCTTGCCAACATCAGACGCCACCAACACATAGGCGCCGGTCTGACTGTTCTGCGGGATGTTGCGGTATCCAACAGCATTGGTGCCGTCTGCCGTACAGTTGGTCAGAGTGCCAGAAGAGGGCGTGCCCAATACGCCGCCGTTCACAACCGGAGCACCAGCAGAGCCAACGTTGACCGCCAAGGCGGTCGCAATTCCAGTGCCCAGTCCAGACACGCCGGTTGAGATTGGAAGGCCAGTACAGTTGGTCAAAGTTCCAGATGTCGGTGTTCCGAGCAAAGGCGTTACCAGCGTGGGGCTGGTAGACAAAACGTTGGAGCCAGAACCCGTAGAGGTCGTTACACCCGTGCCGCCGTTGCTAACGGCAAGAGTCCCAGTCACACCGGTGGTCAAGGGCAAACCAGTGGCGTTAGTGAGCGTAAGCGCCGATGGAGTTCCCAAGTTGGGGGTCACAAGTGTCGGGCTGTTGGCAAAGACGTTTGCTCCGGTTCCGGTTTCATCGGTCAAGGCCGCCGCCAAGTTCGCACTGGAGGGGGTAGCCAAGAAAGTCGCTACACCAGAACCCAATCCAGAGATACCCGTGCTGACAGGAAGGCCGGTGGCATTGGTCAAAGTCACAGCCGAAGGGGTACCCAGATTGGGAGTGACCAGCGTCGGGCTGGTTGCGAACACGTTTGCGCCAGTACCCGTCTCATCGGTCAAGGCCGCCGCCAAGTTTGCGCTCGACGGAGTAGCCAAGAAAGTCGCCACGTTTGCACCCAGCCCAGAAACGCCAGTAGATACGGGTAAACCCGTACAGTTGGTCAAAGTGCCGGAAGCCGGAGTTCCCAGAGTGGGAGTGGTGAAGGTGGGTGACACCATGTAGTTGGTAGCGATTACCACGTCCGTTCCGTTGCAGACCAAAAGAATCTTGGCCCCGACAGGCACGGTCACGCCGGTCTGACCGCTGACTTTCACCGTCACTGCGCCGGATGCGTTGTTGTAAATAAAGTACAACTTTTTGTTGGCAGGTACGATCAGGTTGGTACTGGCCCCGCCGGTACCCGTCAGTTCGATGAACATGTTGCGGGCCACGCCGGTCGCACCGTTGGGGATGGTGATAGTTGTGTCCGTACCCGTCGCAACAGCCTGCGTCACATAGCCAGAGATGGCCTGCTCAATTAGGGTGCCAAGGTTGGTGTTGGTGGTCGTGCCCCAAGTACCCGCCTGATCGCCGGTGCCAATCAACTCAATGGCAAGGTTTGTGGAATATGTTGACATTTCGTTTCCTTACTGGATGTTGTTGATCACCGTCCAACCCGCAGTTTGTGCGTCATCAATGGTAGACCATCCGGGCGACTGAGTCGTCCCAATACTGCCCCAATTTGCGGTCTGGGAATCAATGATCTTTACCCAGCCGGACACAGGTAAATTGTCCAGCATGGTGGCATTTTCTGCAATAGCAACGGCAAAGTTTGCCCTGATGGTTTCAATGTCACCAGACTGCAATGCTTCGGCGATAGATGTTACAAAACCAGCAGAAATTGCCCGCACATCCGCCGAGTTTGAATTCTCGGTGATGGCAAAAGTAAAGACCGAAATAATGGTCTGAAGGTCTGCCAGCGTTGTGGCTTCCGTGACGGCTTGGGCGAACTGGGCTGAGATGCTGATTGTGTCGGCCAAAGTGCTGTTTTCCGACCTAGACACAGCAAACTGCGCCGTGATGGTCGGGGTGTCTGCCAAATTGGAATTTTCCAAACGTGTTTGCACAAATGCGGACTGCTGGGTGCTGGAGTCGCCAAGTGTCTGCCCCTCGGTCAACGACTGCAAGAACGCAGAGTAAACCTCATAGGTGTCGGCAGGGGTGAAGTTCTCCGCCCGAGACACAGCAAACTGAGCCGCAATTGTTGAGGAGTCAGCCGGATTTGAGTTTTCGCTGATGGATTGCAAAAAGGCCGACTGCTGGGTACTGGAATCCCCAGACGTGAACGTTTCCGTCACAGAGCCAAAGAATAGCCCGGCCTGAGAGTTGTCATCCCCCATGGTCACGGGTTCAGTTGCGGTCTGCAAAAACGCCGAGAGTTGGGTGCTGGAATCTGCCGAATTGACGTTCTCGGTTATGGTCAGCGCAAAGACCGTCCCTGCCAGCGAGGCAAACGGAGTCTGGGCAAACGACGAAATTCCAAACATCAATTACTCTGAGGTTTTATCGGGTTTGTTGGCTTGGGCTTCTTGTTGGATGGCGGCAATCAAAGTCACCACCTGCTCGTAGGGCTGTTTGCCCAGATACCCAAGGATGGCGTTTACCAAATTGAGGCTGAGTTCAATTTTCTGTTCGTTCATCTTTCTTCCTTTAAATTGCGACCCAGTCAGGGTCTTTGGGCCAAACCACATTATCAGGGAATCCGGCCTGATCAGGAATATCGCGCAGTTCTTGACGATAAATTGCCCATGCCTGCTTGTCTGCGGGGGAGTCGGCCAATTGAGTCCAGTCGCACTTGGCAAGCAATCTTGCTCTTTCTGCACGGATATTTGCCGCAAGGCTTGCACGATCTGCATCCATCTCTTCTTGGGTTTTGGATTCAACCTGTACCATGTAAACCCACTCGCCCTCTTCGTACGGGTCACAAGGCGACAATTTTTGGGTTTTATGGTCGTAATCTTTAAACAGATTTACCTTCTTGCAACCATTCTCAGACAAAAAATCGTCAGAAGGGCCACTCGGAGGGAACGATGTGTTAGGGAATAAGTCGCGGTAGTCGCCAGCCGTGATCGTGTCATTTTCAATTTTTGCAATCAACATTGTTGTTCCTTATTGGTCAGGGAACGCCGCAGTCGGCGGTGTGAAGTTTGCGGTGTAGCGGGCAATTCCTTTGGTGATGCGAAAATCATCAAAGTATCCTGTAAACTCGTTTCCATCGTAACTGTTTGCCCCAATACGAGCAAAAGAGTTTGTAGCAGAATAATTTGTTGAGTCAGTTCCAGAACCACGACTTACCCCGTCAACATAAATGGTGACAGTCGTTCCATTTCTGACAATCGCAACAAAGTGCCAAGTGCTATCAGTAACAACAGTTGTTCCAGAAGTAATTGTTATAGTGCCATTTGTGTAACGAACAGCACCAACGGTTGTTCCACCATATCCGCCTGTTGTAATATGCAATGGGCCAGCGGCTCCTCTTCCACGAAAGTCTATAAAAAATTTGTCGCCTTGTAATGCACCATAACACCAAAACTCAATTGTAAAGTTGCCTGTTCCAAAAGCGAAGTTGGTGTTTAATGTTTGAAGTTGGGTTCCAGCAGTGCCATTGAAATACAAAGACCCTGTTCCATATTTCGTCACGCTGGTACTGATCTGAGCACTTCCCATAGTCTCTAAATCATTCAACATGGCGTTGTCGAAAATTGCACCGTTAACGCAACTCAATAAAACGTTAGTGTTGGTAATTGCTGTTAACGGGGAAGTTGGTGGCGTAAAAGTTGTCGTGCCATACACCGCAGACCCGTTTACAAACCTTACATTGGACATATACCCAAGAACAGGGTATTGCACGGCGGGGGCAAAATCGCCAATAGACACGACGCTGGTTCCTGTGTTCGGTGCTGTAGCAGATGTGCCCAAACTTGTTGCAACACCGTTTACAAAACCAACGTAACTGTTTCCGCTTCTTGTAACGGTAATGTATTGCCATGCACCTACAACTAACGACCCAAACGTTGTATTAATGTAATAACTTGCGGGGTCGCTGTTAACGGAACTGAACGCCGCATACCAAGCGGTGCCGCTACTGTAAACCTGAATACCGTATCCTTTTGAATACCACTCACGCACACCAGAACCAGATAATGGATATGCCCAAAATTCAATGGTAAAGTCGCCTGTTGGTGCCAAACCAGAAACGTGTGGAACCGTTAAATAGTCGCTTGCGCCATCAAAATATGCAGACCCGCCAATCGTTGCCGTACTGTAAGCCGCAGGTGGATTGAACGGGCTGAAGCGTTGGACACTCGGTGAACCGCCTACAGTAACGGCAAAGTTGTTGGTGCTGTTATCTACAAATCTATTGCTTTGGCAAGTCAACAACACCGTGTTTGTCACAGCCGTCAAAGGAGTGGTTGATGGCGTGAACGTGGATGTGTAGACAGCCGTGCCTTTCACAATCCGCACGTTACTGATGTAACCAGTAACAAAGTCTGCTGTTCCACCGCTGTAAGTTGCAACCCTCAAAACAGAAGAACCATCAGTTGCGGCAGTGCCATTTGTGCCCGTTGCAACCGAAGAGCCATTGATCCACATGGTGCAACTTGAGCCACTGCGTGTAATTGCAACATGGTTCCAAGTGCCAATTACAAAAGCATCATTTGGGCTTGTCAAAAAAGCACTTGCGCCACTAAAAGGCGCCCAAAAAAATCGAACTTGCCGTGCATTTGATGCGGAACGAACGCCATACTCAAGAATGAATTCTTGATTTGCCGCCCATTTTGATATTAAGTTGCAATTTCCAGTTGGCGTAGATGGAACAAAGAACCAGCACTCGATGGTGAAGTCGGCTGTCAAAGTAAAAGCAGTGTTGTCTGCAAATTGCAAATAACTTGAGCCATCAAAGTAGTTCGACCACAACGTTCCAAAGGGCGAGAACGATCCTTGCGTGGTGTTGCCATTGCGAGTTACAGTAAGCGCATTGGTTGACGAATCAATAAAAGTGTTGTTCTGGCCGCCGTTTGTTCCATCTCCATGCAAAAGCAACGTTACATATTCAAAATAAGGGTCTGTTGGCGCACTAGGAGTGGCGGCTTGTGTTGATGCATCTGAACTGAACATTAGTTCGCCCCATCAATAGTTTTGACCTGCGGTACTGCCATACCAGTTGGCTCCGTCAGAAATAAACACATATTTATCCAGTTTGGTTGCCGTTGACGTAATCGTTGGTGCAGTTGAACTGGGCCATTTAACAGAAGCAGGCCAAGTCACAGTTCTACCACCCGTGGCATCTTGCTTGAGCAACAGGGTAAAAGACTGACCAGAGGTTGCCGTTGGGAAGGTGAAGGTACAGTTACCAGTCAAGGTTAGAATCTGCACCGTACCACTTGCAAGGCTAATGGTGTAAGCCGTGGTTGTGTTGGCAGTAACTACACCTTCTTGATAGTTGCTGGACAACTGTAGCGTACCTGCTGAGGTGATACGCACCCGTTCTGCAAGACTGTTTGACCCTCTAGTGCTAAACACCATAGAGCCATTTGACGAATCAACCATGTTCAGGCCAATCGCCGCATTGGTTGACCCGTTGGCGTTCAATGCCAAAAATCTTAGAACTGTTCCAGCGGAGTTGCCATAATCAATACGAACGCCGCTATTCCCATCAACATCAGAGGATGGGCCAGCAAACGCCCCTTGACCATTTACCCTGAATAAATAGCCGCTGATTGCACTCGTAGTCCCCACCAGCAAATTCCCGCTGGAGTCAATACGCATCCGTTCGGAGCCGCCGCTTGTTTGAAAGATGTGACCACCATACCAGTTGTAAATCAGCGTACCACCAGAAGTAGCGTCTCCTTGAATAATGTAGTTGGCCGAATCGTTATTGCCGTAAATGCCAAAACCTTGGCCCAACATATAACTGTTGGAAACTGTTCGTACGCCACCATTGACCGAAAGTTTTAAATTAGGCGAAGTCGTCCCAATCCCCACGTTGCCTGCGGTGGTAGCAGTAATAACAGGAGTTGTGCCAAGGCTTGAACCGGGAGACAGATACCAACTGTCCGAGTCGCTGTTGCGAACGCCACCAGACCAAGAAGTAACACCGCCCACAGTCCATGTGGTGTAAGCATCTCCAGCCGTTGCGCCGTTTACATAAATGAAGTGTTGTGCGTCGCTACTGGCAGAAGTGCTGGTGTTCAAAACTCGTGATTGAAGGACGCTTCCTGCGTTTGAGCCAGAAACATCCAATTTTGCACCCGGCGAACTCGTCCCAATCCCCAGATTGCCAGATGAGTCGAGGCGCATACGTTCAGTGTTGCTTGTGCCAAACAAAAGCGGATAAGCGCCAGCAGAGGACAAATACGATTCGCCAGTATCCAATGCTCTCAAAATGGTGGCGTCGCCAGTAGATGCCGTGGTGTTGGTAATGCGAAGATATGCACCCGTTCCTGTGCCACTCAACTGCAACTTATAAGAAGGCGAACTCGTCCCAATCCCCAGCCCTGTGCTGGTCAGGCGCATATATTCAGCGTATGAGCCTGCGGCGGATGCCCTGAAAATAAAATTATTTCCACTTTGCAAATACATCCCGCCATTTGTATTTGCGTCAATGTAAAGACCAGATGCGTCAGTAGTGCTAAGTTGTGATGTGCCTACTCCGTTCAAAACCAATGAACGGAAAGTTCCTTGACCAGTAGTCGCAAAGTTCGTCCCATCAAAAGTCAGCGCAGACCCACTCGTTGCAACTTTAGAGCCGTTGAGATACAGCACTCCGTTGGCAGTACCACCAGAAATAGTCACGCTGTTGGTGACAGACAGGGTGTTGGCGGTCAGCGTGGTGCCGTCAAAGGTCAGGTTGGCTGAACTCTGAAATGCGCCTGTGCCGTTACCGTAAGGAATTCGGTTTGTTGCAAGGGTTGTGATCCCCGTACCACCTGCCGCAACAGGCAAAGTGCCAGCCGCAAGAGCAGATGCGCTGGTCGAATACAAGGCGTTGTTTGCGCCAGTAAATGTGGTCAACCCAGTACCGCCATAGCCGGACTGAATAGTGCCGCCGTTCCAAGCACCGCCGGTAATAACCGTGGAACCCAGAGCCAAAGCGTTGGTGCCCCAAGTGACGTTTTCAGGGATGTATGCGTGAACGTCCCAAGTGCCGCCAACGGTAGCGTTTGACAACAGCGCGATGTTTGCCGCGCCACCCGGGGCAACAGTACCAACCGTTGCACTTGCGTTGTCCGTAATGGTCAGCGTACCGGTTGCGTTGTTGTTGAATTCAAACGTGGTCGTGTTGGTCAGCGTCGTAGCATCAGGCAGTTTAAACGTCTGTCCACCTGTGCCGTTAAGAATCTGACTGAATGTAGACGCCGCAGTCAGCGTTGTTATACCTGCCGCCGCCGTAACGGTAGTACTGCTCTGGTTAAGACGATTGACCGTGATGTTCTGGTTGCTGTCTCGCAACACCACCGAGTTTGCGCCAGAAGAGGTCGTGACACCCGTACCGCCGTACGCCACACCAATGGTTGTGCCTTGCCAAGTGCCGGAGGCAATCGTGCCTAGAGGGCTGACGTTGCCCGAAGCATCCTCATATACAGACCGACTAGATGGGTACGTTACAAACACAGTGACTGTGCCCGAGAAGGTGACAGCCAAGTTTGAGTTGCTCGACGAATAGATCGTCGTGCGGGTGAGCGTAGGCCCAGTGGTCGAGTATGTGCCAAGCCCCGCCTCCCAGTTGCCGGAGGTGTCAGTAGCGGCGTAGTACGTGGTGTTGGTGTTGCCAATGACAGCAAACGACTGGAACCCCGATACTGATCCTGTAAGGGTGAAACTTACAGTGGTGTTTGCCGTGCCCGTTTGCTGGACACGGTCGGCAAGAACAAGAGCCATTTATGACTCCCCATCAAGAGGTTGCGGTCGTGCTGTAGGTAACGCTGACGGTGTCCCCTGAAGTCGTGACCTTGGCGGTGCTGAATGCGCCTGCGCTGTACAGGGTACCTGCGGTGCTACCTTGGGTGCTGACTGCGCCGGAACCCGTGACCAAGAAGCAACCACCCACCGTGCCGCCTGCACCGGTGATGGTGTAGGTGATGGCCGAAGCAGACTTGGTGGTCACGTTAGAAGGAGTCGTACCGCTGGAAGTGGCCGAGGTGAAGACTGCCGTGCCGCGCACAGCCGAACCGCCAACCGTGTAGTTGGTGAATTCAGTCCAACCGCTGTGGCTGGTCATCGTGTCAGCGGCGGCAAAGGTCGGGCTGGCACCAGAAATCAGGCCAAGGAACGGGCCAACCGTGGTGTAGGTGGTGCCAGACAGTAAAGTGTCCAGCATCAACTGCTTGCCAACGGCGTTAACCAAGTTGGGGAATTCTTCTTCCCATTTGAGGTTGCCGTCTTTGTCACGGCACACCACATGGTATTTACCTTCCATGCCGACGGTCTCGGACATGGCGGGGCGGGTCTGCATGGTGACTTCAGCGTGGTCGCCAAAGTTGGAGAGTTCTTGAGTCATGGTGGCTCCTTAAACAAGTCGGATTAGCGCAGAAGTGCTGGTGTTCGCAGGCATCTGCACGGTGAAAGAAACAGTCGAAGTTTTGTCGGAGCCAAAGTCCAACACGCACACAGCCCCATTATCACCGGGCGTGTAGATCAGCGCACCTCTGGCCGTTATGGCTCCCGTCCACGAAGGTGATGAGAAATTGATGTATGTGGTGCTCCCGCCCGAGTTTGACTCGGACGAAATTGTGGCAGTAACGACCTGCCCCCCGGCAACGTAATTGCCACCAGAGGCTTCACCAACGGTATCGTACGCCGTGGTGTTTGCATCAAGCGTGGCGGTATTGGTGTACAGAGCCAAATAGAACGTGTCCGTGGCAAAGTTGATCGTGCCGTTGGCCAGACCAGAACGGAGCGTGTTGCACGAATAGTTGCCTGTGAACGCCATCAAGCCACCCCGTTATTCTGCGGCAGAGGCGCGGTACGGAATTGCCCAGAGCGGTAGGCATCGCTACGCTCCAACCCATCGCCCAGACGCTTGGCCAGACCAAGGGCTTCCATGTACTTCTGGTTGTACAACTGGACCATATCGGTCTCGCCCTTCATGAAAGTGTACGCCTCAACCAGCGAACCATACAGAAGCACAGAGTCAAAGTTGTCACCCAACCAAGTGCGGCCGTCAGCGGCAACCGTGATTGACTCGGGGTAGTAATAGTAATGGAGTTCAACAGCGTAAGAGGAATCAGGCGTTGGGCCAACAATGAACGACAGTTCATCCGTCACAGCCGACACGTTGACCGTCGGACCAAAGAGGGCGTAGTACTTGGGGATTCCGGTATCGCTCGTTGGGTTGGGATACGCCTGACGGATGAAGTTCACATCCTTGTTCAACAAGTACTCGTAGTTGCCAGACGCATCAATCACCGCCAGCGAATACACCGACAGGAAGTCATCAGGGGCAGACAGGTACTTGTTGCCAGACGTCAGGTTGCCCGTTACGTTCTTGCGAATAGACGGGAACTGCACCGAGTTGTAGATGCGCTGTTCAGCCTGCTGGATGAAAGTGTTGATCTGAGTCGTAGACGACACCGCGCTCCCGTCAGCCAAGTAGGTGTCGGGAAATTGGTTTTCAGTGTAGGACTGGATTGCCGCTACGAGTTCAGAATACGTCATGTCAACCTCAAGCCATCGGTCCTCGGGCCATCACGCCTTTAGTGGCCGCACCGGTACCACGGATTTTGATGCCGCTGGTCTTGGTGGGTTTGTACGCGCCATCACGCGAGTTGGCGACGGACACAGGCGTATCTTTCAAGTTTTTCTTGTTGTCAGCCGGGCCAGCATCGACCTTGCTGATTTTCTTGCCCGACATCGTGTGCGGCTGTGCGTACGCAGACGCAGGCTTGTTATTGATCTTCGCCATGATCAGGCTCCTTTTTTACCGGGGCTACGCTGGTTCATGACCTTGGCCATGTTGCGGCCATACTTCAGCATGTCCGAATTGGTTTTGCCACCAGCCTTTAGTTTGGTGACAGGCTTGCCCGGGTGCATGCGTTTTTCATGCTTGTGAACCGCTGAAGCGATCATTTTTTTGTCTTGTTTCAGGTCTGCTTTGTCCATGGTCGACTCCTTATGTCGCGGATACCGTTACTGTACCCAAGTTTACCGAAATCACCAAGTTGTTTGGGGTGAGTGCGGCATCAAAAAAACTGGACCCGCCCACCGGGTTCCAGCCCCACTGAAAAATTCGGCTACCGCCAGTCAGGGTGCCGGTCTGATCTGGTCCTGTACCAGAGGTGTTGGAAATCTGTAAGCCGCTGGTGCCGCCCAACAGATATGTGATGTCTGGCCGGGGGTTGCGCACGCCTTGCGGATCGTCCACCGGGTACATACCCAACTGCAACTGGGGATGGTCGGGGTCCCAACAGGCCGGACAGACTAGAATGTTGTAATTCTTGGTCTTCAAAATCTCCGTCTTCAGTTCTTTCAACTTGAAGCGAAAATTGCACCGATCGCACTGGGCGATCGAGTACTTGCCTGATGCAAACCGATTGGGCATCAGAAGCCCCCAGCAATGTACTGACGGCGCGGCACAAAGCGCACAGCCGCCTTCTCGTGGTCTTCCTGAGACGCCAAGTCCCAAGCCTCGTCATACTGCTGTTTCAGGATCGGCAGGCGCTCCATGGCCCCGGGCACCTTCAACGCCATGTAATACGACAGCCCAGCCACCATGCAGGGGATGAATCGGAATGGCACGTCCATGACGTTGACACCGCCACCAGCGTCTTCCACACGGCGCATGCGCCAGTAGACAAACTGGTAGTAGGGATTGCCCACAGTCCCAATGTTGGGGGTCGGCCATACCGTGATTCGGGGCACATTGTTGACATAAACGGCAGTACCGACGGCCGGAGTGGTCTGACTCGTACCGTTTTGCGCACGAAACACTCCGCCAAGGGTGGTGCCATCCACGATCCAATTGTAAAAAATTGTTTCCGTGCCAATGTTCAGGTAGCCCGTGGTTGGCAAACCCGCAGTGGACGACAGCGTTACCGTTTGCGCACCCGTGTCGGCGCTCTGGTAGGTGAACCCCGTGGGAGAAATTTGGCCGTCCAAACGCTGAACCCAGACCTGAATGGGCCGGGCCTGATTCAACTTGTTGGGAATAGTGGCATACGTAGAAACACTGATGCGCGTGATGGTCAGGTCAGCCTGAGTGGTCTGTTGATCAGGGTTTGTACGGATAACGTGATCGAGCAAGTCCACCGTGTCGTTGGGCAGGGGGTACGTATTCAGCCCTTGGATCAGGTTGAGTGTGCCCTGCTCAAACGTCCACATGTTGATGCCACGGTTGGCCCAGTCTGCAAACATCAGGTTCATTGACCGACGCGCAGTTTTCAGGTCATAGCCCGTGCGCATCTCCGAGCCAACGCGCTCGAACGCCTCCTCGACGATTTCCGTCAAGTCAAGGTTGAATGCGGAGGTGCCGGAGGTTGTAGCCATGTCTTACTTCTTTAGACCCCGCAGGGTTTTCGCAAGCCGAGCACGCTGACCCAGTTTTCCGGGTGCTTTTGCGGCTTTGGCCAATTTGCCTGCGGGAATAGACTTCCCGGGCTTCGCGCCAAGTTCTGACCTTAGCGAACCCGGTTTTTTGATAGCCTTGCTGATCCATTTTTCTGCCATCATTTGCTCCTTGCGGCGCGGATGTTGTCCACCAGATTGGGGTACGGACGCCCACCGGCTTTGGCCATGGCTTTTGCCTTGGCTTTCTTGGCAGGACTCATGGACTTGGAAGGCCCCAAACCTTTCGGCCGGGGCTTGTCCCACACCTCTCCACCATCGGCGTACATCTCGACGTCGTTGGGGTTGTCCTTGCGATGGATGACCTTTTTGCCCGGCATTTTGCTAGGCATGATGGCCCCCATTCCACGGGAGGCTCTCATCTCAGCACTTACCGCCGCGCTTCATGCCCAGAGGCTTGGCCGCGCCCATTTTGACTTGCTTGCCCTTGGTTTTACCCTTGGTCACAACGCCGTCACGGCTGGGGGCGGCAGTTTTCACAGCGCCCATTTTTGCTTTGGTGATACCGTTACCAGAAGATTTCGTAGCCATGGTTTGGCCTCCTTGTGAAAATTTGCGGCCTTTGTCCGCGTTGACAAACTCTTTGCCCACGCTTTGTGGGACCCCTGCCTTCTTGGCGAACGACGGGTTGTTGGCCACCGCCGCCATGAAATTGTGTTGTTTTTTGCTAGTTGATGGCACTTCGCTGTTCCTTCATGAAGTCATCAATCTTTTTCTCAAGACGATCCAAACGATCGAGCACCCGATTGATGTCGGTGTGCACCTCGCTTTTGGTCACGTACTCTTTGGCAATTTCTTCCCGAGTACGGTTGAGCAAGATTCCAAGACGTTGAACTTCGGCAGACTTCTCCCTCAGACTCCAACCGAGGAGACCGAGAAATGCTGTCAAGATGCCGTTCCATACCATCAGTTCCATCTCAAATCATCCGACCTTTGGTTTTACCCTTGGTGGCACAGCCATCAGCGGCTTTCACGTAACCACCATCCGCGCAATTCCAAGCCCGCAGGCTCTTGTTGATCCGTGAATCCGGATCGTTGGCCGTCTTGGCCGAAGTCAGTTTGGCTTTCATGCCCTTCATGCGGGCACAAAAGGAGTCGCGGCGTGCGCCGCCCTCGGGTTGAGGACGCTTCAGACCGGGCTTGCCCGGGTTGGCCGCATTGTAGGAGGCACGCCCTTTGGCGTTCAAGCCGCCGTTGGGGTTCTTGCCTTCCTTGCGTTGCCATGCTGGTGACTTAGCCATTTGCAACCTTAAGTTTCTGTTTGCGGAACTCTTGGATCAGAGGGCCAACAACCTCGTTTTTGAAGTCGTTGGTGAACTCTTCCGTACCCATGTGGGGCAGGTTGATCTCGACGTCCACCCAAACTTTGAAGCCTTCAGCACGGGCTTTGTCGCAGAAGGTGTAGTCCTCCCCCACGAACTTGCCATCGAGCATGCTGAACTCGAACACGCTGGCCACTTGGCCAACACCGTCCTGCCCCAGATACTTTTCCGACTTGGCGGCGATCGCCTCAACAACATGACGGCGAATCAGCATAAACCCTGTGCCCACGCGATTGGCTCGCATCAAGGCACCATCGAACTCCAAATCGTTCTCGTCGTTCACGTAGAAGTCCAAGAAGAACTTTTTGTCCTTGGCGCGGCGGGGGTACATGCCAGCCGTGATGTCTTTGTCGCCACTTTGCGCCACAAGGCGCAAGATGTCTTCGGGCTGGGGAATCACGTCAGCGTCAATGAACAGCAACTCTGTGCAGTCCGACTGCAAGAACTGGTCCACCAACATGTTTCGCGCCATCGTGATGATGGAGCAACCAGAGACATGCCCCAGTTTGACTGAAATACCGTGCTTCAACGCCATAGGCATGAGCGCGGCCAGCGTGTAAGCCAGTTTGATACTGAGCCTCCCGTCGTAGGTTGGAATGCCCACGAAGATACTGCGACCTTCGAGGCTTACACGCTTTTCTTCAGCCATAGTACACCGTGATTGATGCAATACCGGTCAGAGTGGCGTACACGTTGGTTGTGAACCGAATGCCTTCGCCGGGAATCAAGGTGTAGAACGAGTTTGGATTGGAGTTGGACGGAATGTCCACTTCAAGCAATGTTGTTCCGCCCGAACCCCCATCTTTCAATAGCAACGTGCCAGCAGTGCTGGCCGTAGCGCAGATGGAAAAGCCCTTGACACGAGTCGGCTGGTTCACAAGCGAGCCAGACGCATTTGCGTGTACCGCTTTTACGTCATATTGCATCATGATGCGATGCTCCTATTAGGCGATGGTGACGCCGCGCGAACCAATGATTGCCCAACCGGCAGAGGTGTAAACCAGCGTTGCGGTGTCGCCAACAGCCGTGAAGGTGATGGTCGAAAAGCCAATTTTGGTGGTGGGGGTCAGAACAGCAGAACCGCCGTCCACAGCGTGGGCAATCACTTTGATTTCGCCCAGAGTGCCGTCAGCCAAAGTCAGGGCTTGGGCCGCGCCAGTGGTGGTCAGGTTGGTGTATGCGTTGGTGATGTCCACTGCACCAGCACCCGACAGGGACTGGGCACCCAGAACAACATCAGTGCCAAAAGAAGAGTTGACGGTAACGGCACCGGTGGTGCTGTTAACAGAAATGGATTGGAAGCCGTTTTGCGACCGAACCGGCCCGCTGAAAGTGGTATTTGCCATGATGTCCTCACATGCAAGTTTGGGGTACATCTGTCTGCATGTCGTCAGCCGGGACTGTCAGATGTACCGGGGACCCCGGAATGGCTCATTTGTATCATGGTTTTGGAGGGAACGCAAGGGCTTCTGAATCATCAGGCAAAAAATTTGATTTTTTCAAGTTTTCTTCTTGCGTCATCACCCGCAAATTCCATGGCACATGTAGACCGCACACCACATCAGACCGCAACGGGTAAATGTGGTCGACAACGTACTGCTCCCCGGTCGTCTGCGTCATTGTGATGGCTATCTGGTATAGATGCCGTATTTCTGATTTTTGCCGACGCGACAACCAAGGAAGTGTGGCTTGCCGGTGCTTACGCCGTCGGGCTTTAGTGTCTGCCCGAACTTGTGTTTTATTGGCCTCTTTCCAAGCGTTGCGATATTGACGTTTAATTTCGACGGGCCGTGTGGCGGCGGCTTGTTTAACTTTATCTTGATTTGACACGTACCACACATTCTTGCGGTCTTTAACATCCTCGCGCTGGTTGTACTGACGGAAATACTCCGCCCGGGTTTCGTTGCCTTTGGTCCACTCAACTTTCAAACACTCGACGCACGCCCCTTTGGTTTTGCGTGGGGCAATGTGACCGTGCTTGCACGGAACGCCGGTGAAATAGTATTTGGCCCCCGTGGCTTGCGCCTCGGCTCTGGTCTTGGGCAGTGTGCTGGTGTCCATGGCTTCTCCTGTGACTTAGTTACAGGTAATAATATCACAATAAAAAAAACAGGGTCAAGCCCTGTACCTTGAACTGAACGAATAACACAACACCCATTAAAAAAGGGGGCCGAAGCCCCCTTTTTTAGATACACAAGTATCAGTTGGAACCAGCAGAACCCCAAATGCCCAGTGGGTCCGACCATCCAAAGGAGTAGCGCTCACGAGCCTTGTAGCGAACGTTGCCGGTGTCGAAATCACCATCCATCGAGTTGGTCAGAGGCATACGCTCGAAATGCTTCAGACCGTTGGGAACGTCAGTGGTCAGGAACCATGCGTTGGTGTCGGTCAAGAAGTGGTTGACGGTGTAACCCTCGGGGATGGCACCCATCTGCTTGATAGCGTTGATGTCGTTATCGGCGGTGCTGACACGCAGTTCGGTGTCGAGCAGTCGCTTGGCGACGAACATCAGGCTGGGCGGAATCACCAACTTGCGGGGCTTGGCGGCGATCAACAGACCGCGTTCATCGGTCCACGCGGCGATTTGAATCACAGCGTTTTCCAGAGCGGTTTCGTTGAGGTCCACGCCAGTGGTGGGGCTGTTGTAGTTAACGCCGCCAGACACGAGCGGGTGGCCCACGCGAGTGTTGCTGGAGTTGTTACCGAACAGGGTCACGCCGTCGCCACCCAGATAGTTGCCATTGAACCCGTTGTTCAGAACGGAAGCGGCCTTCACCTGCTTGGTGTAAGCCATGGCACGGGCCAGCGACTTGGTGTAACGAGCAGACAGGCTGTCGTACAGGTTGTCTTCGATCGCCTCTTCGGTGATCGAGAAACCCAAGGCGATGGTCTCGTGGGTGTAACGGGCGGTGAACGCTTCTTGCGCGTTGTCGTAAGCGATGGCGGAGCCTTCGTTCTTGACAGGCGCGGCAGAGAAGCCAGCCAGTTTGGTTTCTTCTTCAAAACTACGCTCCGAAGCCTCGGTCTCGTAGATTTCCTTGTGCTCTTCGCCGTAACGTGCGTACTCGGTACCAAACAAAGCGTTCAGACCGGGGAGCAGTTCCTTGAGCAGTTGTGCGCGACTAATTGCCATGGTTTACTCCTTAGATACCAGTGGTGTTGTTGTAAGTATGGGTGTTGATCTTGACGATAAACTCCACATACGCGTCCGCACCAGTGGCGGTCTCAGGCACCACATCCACGATGCGAATGGGCAACGTGTTGGTAATTGCGGTGGTTGTCGAAATCGCTTGTTGCGAATCGCCAGAAGATGTCACGCCAGCGTTCAAAATCACTGAACTATTTTGACCGACAGCGGTGCGACCCATGCTGGCAACCACAGTGGTACCAGATACCGACACGACCTTGAACAGGGCGGTGGGATCATCAACCACGTAGGCAACGGCGTTGGACGAGTTGGCCGGGGCATACTGCGCTTGCACAGTCTGACCAGACGAGTTGGTGTACTGAACGCCAACGCACACGCCCAGCGCTTGCGGAGCGGCAGAACCGCTTGCAACCACTTGGCAGACGCCAGCAGAAGTCAGTTCAACGAGATCGCCATCAAACATCGCGGCATTTGTCAGGCCAGCGGTAGAGGCGATAGGAACGAGTCGGGTAGACCCGGCGTAGGGATTACCACCGATACGGTTGATCGGCTGGAAACCATACGGCTTATCGACGGTGGGATATGCCATGGATTACTCCTTGTTACTTTGAACCTGAACCAAAACCCGTTCCACCGCGAGTCGTCGAAGATTTCTTCTCAGAAAACAACGGCATGACCGGATTATTGTTTCGCAGAAAGTGGTTGTCCACTGAATCCATCTGGCCCTGCGCTTGATTGTTGTAGTACTCCTGACGAGCGCGGAATTTTTCGACGGGCATCTTGCAAAGCATGAGTCCCCCGATTTCAACGTTGCCTGTCTTTTCGTTCCCCAACAGCATCAGTTCCGGATGGTCTTCTGCTTTCACCGGCACCCAACCTTCGCGCAGTTTTTGTGACACGTTGGTCGGATTCGACTGCCCCAGAATGTGTGTGGCTACCCAGTGGTAGACCCATCCCGGCTCAGGCGTCGGATCAGGCAGATTGCTCGGCGGCACATAGACTGCACGAGCGGATTTTTCGCGTGACTTCAGATCACGAGGGTTACGGTCTTGGGTTTCAACCATTTTGGTTCTCCAGTTTTAAAACTTCACGGGCATATGCTTGGGGATCAAGTTTGAATTTCTTCACTAACGCGGCTTGCGAAGGAGTCAATTCAATCTTTTTCTTACCAGTCGAACGACTGGCAGGAGCCACAACAGATGCTGGTTTTTTAGCCGGAGTCCCTTGAGACCGTGGCTTTTCGTCCTCCTCACCGAAAACTTCGGGGAACTTGGACTTCACGCGAGCGTCAATCTGCTCGAAATATTCGTCAGAGCGGGGATCAATCCCGTTGGCAACTAGTTTTTGGTGCAGTCCTAGTGCAAAACTGGTAACTTCCTCGAACCCCGATGCTCCGAACCACTGGTTTTTTGCCTGCCAGCGCAGTGTTTTTTCGTCCGGTCGCACCTGTTGGGGTTGCGGTTGGTATGTTTGTACCTCTTCTTCACGCTCTTGTAAAGAGGGGCGGGCAACATTTTTTGCGTTTTTCACTTCCCATGTGGCTTCGGCCAACGCTTCTTGGGCGGCAATGATAGCGTCAGTGTCGTACGCTTCTTGCGCAGTCTTCAAGGCTTGTCGGGCT